CTGTACAGGTACCCACTGGAATTCAGGGAGCATCTCAAGGATGGCGCAAACTTTAGGCGTTGCAACAATAAAGTTAGCAGCGCCACGTCTGTTACGTACGGCAATACGGTTAGCTTCGATGATGAGACGTTGGTAAAAGTCCCTGTTACGCTCAACAAGCCAACGTCCATCAGCGGAACCTGGGTTCCAGAAGGAGTAGCCTTGTGAACTTCCGAGAGCAGCTTGGATCATTCTCATGAGCATTTCACGGTCAATCTCAGCTTGGATCTCGTATGACATAGCATTCGTGATCTCAGCATCGACATCGATACCGTTCATGTTCTTGAGGTCTTGCTCAAGCTCGACAGACCAGCGTGCACCCAAACGACGGGTACCAGCTTCAACGGCTGTCTTCTCAAACTTAACTTCAACCTGTGGAATGTTGCCAGTAATCTCAAAAGCTGAGAGGATATTAGCAACACCCTGGTCTTGATCAGCAAACTCCCATACACCGGCAGCACCACTAAGAGTATTAGGAGCAGCTTCACCAGTGAAGCGGGTGTCAAGCATTTGGTATCCGAGTTCTTCGGTAGCAGGGTCACCACCGTAAGTAGATGTGTTGGTACCATGACCACCACTTCCACCGCCAGTAGCTTTGCCATCGATACCGCTACCAAGCTCATCGCTCTGGTAAGCGTAACGGAGTGCAAACGCAAGTCCAACAGGACCTGACATTGGCTGAACACCAACGATTTCGTTGGAGATAAGTTCAGGGAAAGTACGACGAATCATCGGGATAAGAACTTTAGGAAGACGTTGGTCACCTTGGGCGTAGTTGTCGCCGTTTCCGACGGAACCACCTTGGAGACTGTAGTCTCCACCAGTACCAAGAGCACCACCAGCACCAGCGGTGTTGGCTTCTTCAATACACCACTGCTCTTGGTTCTCCAAGAGAATAGCAGTATTGAGACGGGTAGTGTCATCACTAATTGTCTTAACCGAATCGGATGAATAATCAAGAACAGGAGCCCACTTCTCAAGGAGAGTGTCAGCTCTGTTACGATCAATAAATGATTGTGGTTTATTCATAATAATTTCGTTTCTTTCTATTTCGACCTTCATGGGATTTAACCCAGGTAATTCAGGCACCTAATGCCTCATATTATTTGGAAAAATTACTTCATCCGATCTAGCTCATCTAGATATGGATTGGAAACTTCTTTCTTTTCCTGTAGCTGCCGTACAGGTGCATCAGCTTTTACTTTTCTATTTGTAAAAGCCTCTTCTTTAATTACTTCAAGTCTTTCTGACTCTTTCTTGTCAAACAGTCTTGCTGTATATTCAAAGTTTTCCTCAATAAACTTAGGTGTCTTATCACCTAGTACTTTACGCATATACTCAGCTTTCTTAGCTGGTAGCTTTGCAGTCTTACCTTCAAGTAGTAGATCTGCCTTGGTCTTATTATATGCTTCTTTAATAAGAGCATTTTCTCTTTCAACCTTCTCTAACTTAGAAGTAAGCTCATCAATTTGTGTCTTACCGTCCATTACTGCCTCTTTGACAGACTCGCTCATGAGTGAAGAATCTACAGCAAGCACCTTACGAAGATTTGTAAGTACTTCCATCGCTGTTTTGTTTTGTGTAGCTTCTAGAATTGCTGCAGCTGGTACAGCCTCATCAACATACTCCTCTAAATAGTCGGAAATTGACTCTACAAGTGTATTTTTAAACTCTTTAGCACTACCACTCAACTCACCTTCATACTTCTGAATAACCTTAACTAACTTATCAGCGTTGTTCTTATCAACAGCTTCAACAATACGCTTAAGTTTAGATGAATGATCTTTGTCAATAGCTTGAACAAGCTCTTGCAGCTTCTCTGAATAAAGCTCATCTTGAGAAGTAAGAGCAGCTTCAACTGCTAATGTTACTTTGTCTTTAATTGCTTCTTCGATAGTTTGTACAGACTCTTCAGTCAGTACTTCCTTAACGCTTTCTGGTAATAGTTGGTCCTTGCTCATAATTAGAAAAGTGGTTTGTCAGTC